CATCGCGTCACGGTCAGCTTCTAAACCTTGCTTTATCTCAAATTCTTGAGATTTGCGATCTAAATCTGCCGCTTTTAGCTGTAATTCCTGCTGTCGAATTGCAACTAATGGATCTTGTTGTTCCTCTTGAGGCTCTAGTGTCTGTGCATATTGCTCTGTCATATCTGCTATCAGCATCGCTGCTTGACGTTCTATAGCAGGTTGTAGCATCTGCATAGCCTCTGGGTTTTGTTGTACTTCTGGACCTGCTTGCTCCATAACCATTTGCTGTGCTTGTTGTTCTGCCAACAATCCAATGTGTTCTTGAATATGACCTTGTAACGATAACATAGCCTGTGGGTTTGTCTGCACAGATGGTGTGGACATAATAGCCAAATGTGTTTCCATATGAGCTTTGTGATCTTGCTGTGGAAACGCCTGAATCATACCACCAGTCAAAGCTATCTTATTTTCCATAGCTGGGTTCATCGGCTGTGGCTGTGGTGGTATCGGTAATATTGAATCAATATTACTAACTCCTAAAGCCTCATACATTTTACGATATGCTTGATACAATCCTTGTGGCCCACCATGAATTTGTGGATTTGATTGTACTAGTTGTAATTGTGTTTGCGCAAGAGCAATGCGTTGAGCCATCGAGAATATGTTAGGATCGCTGACCGGAAGCACATCCACTCGCGCATCAAAGTCTTGCGCAAACACTTCGGGTCCAAACTCTATCGAAGGCATGTAAGGATATAATTGCATAGTGTCTGCGAATACTTTCGATAACAGTTTGAACTCTATTTTTTGAGAATAGTGCATACGTTTATGAATCGCGGACATAACTTTTGTGCCACGCTCCATAATCGCCATTGTGGTGCCAACAGGTGTTTCACCACTCATTTCACCCACTTTCATGTCAGCCATAGTCGCAAAACGGCGTCCAGCGTCCACGAGGGTGCCTAATAGGTTATACAGCGTACCTGAAGGCTCTTTAAACGGTAAAGGCATCAGGGATGTGCGTATGTCGGTTCCTGCAACGTCAATATCACGGAACTCGCCGGGCTGTATTGGATTATCCTCATCTCTAATCCTCGCGCCACGAGCTTTAAATCCAGCAGGTAAGTTAGAAAGTGTACCTGCATCAATTAACTGACGAAGAATAGATGTAGAGGCTTGAGCCAAACCACCAATCATGTGTGTCAAACCAAGGCCATAAAAACCAAGACCGGGCAAAAATTTGTAATGCACAAAGTATTGATTGCGCTTTTTCATTGTGTCTGCTTCTTCGTAGTTTCTACGAATAGCTAAAACCTCACCAGTGTCCTCAATGATCGTAACGATGTAAGGGAGCTTCAAACCGCTCTCTGCACCTGTTTCATCAAGGTCTTCAAAACCGGGCAGATCTAAATCAGTGTGTATTTCATACAAAGTAAGCTCATATGACGAACTTCCGGGATAAACGCCCTGAACTTCATTAATAGCTTCCTGCACCTCTGACATTTTTTCTGCAGCAGAACCGTCTTGAGGTAAGTCTACATCACGATAAAAACCTGCTATCTGTAGCTTTCGAACTTCATTCGAAGCCATCTTGATAACGTGCGTAATTCTGGGTGAAGATGCCAAATCAGTTGCGCCATACGGAACAACGAGATCTTCTGCATGAACAAACTGACTAACAGCACGACCCTTTAACGGATCGAAATAAACCTTTTTAAACGTAGAACCTACAACAGGAAGATAAAACAGCATCTGATCCATCTCAGGATCATACTCCTCCATCTCATAGGTAATCATATAATTCATATAATCCTTGACACGCTCTGCTTGCTTAACAAGCTGCTCTGTCTGCGCACCAACGACTTGCGTTCTTACAGGTCCACTTGCAGGTAACATTTCACGATACGCTTGCGCCTGAAACTGCGTAACGCTTTCTGCCAACAGAGGATGTATAACACCAGATGATCCCTCAAACGGCTCTGCACGGTCTTCGTATTGCATACCAAGAAACTCTAAGCCGCGCTTGTATGTATCCTGCCATTCCTGTCTTGAAGATATATCATCATCAATATCACCAGTTAAATCAGAAGAAATCTTACCCAAATCACTCGCATCCATGAACTCAGCAAGGTTTGAATCATGTGATATTTGTGGTATCTCCTGTTCTTCTGCATATTCTCCAATGATTGCAGATCCGTCATCAAACTCAAAAACACCGGGATCTTGAGGTAACTCCTCAACCAAGACCTCATCTGGTTGTGCTTCTGGAAGTTGTGGACCTATAAGACCGCCCGGACCTGAATCTTTTTCAATAGCCATACCTACTTACCTTTTTGTGTTGGAGCAAAGTCCGCTCGACCTTGAGCTGCCACGAGGGAGCGTTTAAAATGGACTGGGAGGTCTCCATCATCCCTTGCTCCAACCTCTTCAAGTTCATTAACAGATTGATTAACACCTGAACTAAGAACTTTTAAATCTATGTTGACAACAGCCACCATTATCTAACCCCTGAGAACCTCGTTCCCCTTATAGCTGCGCCTGCGCCACGGCAAACACCAGTTTTATTACTCTTACCCTTTTTCTTCCTTACTGCGCCACCATCTTCGTACTTTTGAGCCAAACTTGGATTCATTTGCTCTTGAACATTCTCAGGTAATTTAGAAAAGCCTTTGTATTTTTTAGGAACTACTGCACCACCCTCACTAAACTCTTCCATTCCCTCTTCCATCATTTCAAGCAGATTTTTTTCTCTTAATTCAAGAATTCTCATTTCTTTATCAGTGAGTTTTGGATCAAGCTTTTTTAAAGTTATTTCACTAAATCTATCTAAAATATCAAATTTACTTCTTTTTGCCATGTTAATCTCCTATGATTGTCCTTTGAATTTTGGCCCACGGCCTTTCATAACAGCGCCGCCGTTTTGCATCGCACGAACCGCGCCACCTTTGGCTTTACCTGAAGCACCACTCTTTTTTTTCTTTTTACCATCAGAAAGAAACTGTTTAAGATAATTACTCATTTGAAAAGCGTCTGGAATATATTTAAAAAAAGTATCCTTTAACGGTCCTTCAGGTTGAGATTCTACGAAACTCTTTTTCTTCTTATTAGCCATTATGATTGCCCCTTAAATTTAGGTCCACGGCCTTTCATTACGGCACCGCCGTTTTTCATAGCTCGAACCTCTCCACCTTTTTTCATACCTAATTCTTTTCTTAAACGAGCTAAATCTGCATCAGACATCATACCCATTTCACCAAACTCAAGAGCCTCCAGCATACTTGCACGATCCATAGAACTTTGACGATCTTTTTTTAAAATTTTGTCGATAGCTTCTTCTATTGCAACTTTTCTTCCAAAATTCTTTGGTCTAATCTTTGGTCTTGTAGCCATCAGTAGTATTCCTTTCTTCTACGCGAATACATCAAATCATCGTCTTCATAATCACTTGGAGTCGTAATAAAACCACCCTGTCTAAAACGTAGTATAGCCTGTGTCATCGAATCCGCCAAG